CGGACGGAAGAGCATCAAGACCTGATCGGCCTCCTTCTCGATTTCGCTGGAGTCCGAGAGGTCGCCCATGCGAGGGACTTGGCTAGATCGGCCTTCGACGGCGCGCGACACCTGGGCCAGCACCACGACCGGGATGTCCAAGTCACGGGCTAGGTTCTTCAAGGCTCGGGCAACGAACCCGACCTGCTCGTGCTTTCGCTCCCCTTCGCCCACCACGCGCTGCAGGTAGTCCACGTACAGGGCCTTGATGCCGTGCTTGTGCTTCCATCTCCGCGCCACGCGCACCACCTCGGCCATCGTCGGCGCCGAGCGATCCAGGAACCACATCGGCAGTTCCGATGCGCTTGCCACGGCGCCGAACACCCGACCCCACTCGGCCTCGTCGAATCCCGCGTTGCGGAACTTCACCGCATCGATGTCAGCCATGGCGGCGAAGTTGCGCAGGGTGATCTGCTCCACCGGCTGTTCACCGGAGATGATTCCCACCGGTACGCCCGTCATGGCCGCTGACCGCGCCAAGCCACCCAGGAAGGCCGTCTTGCCCATGGCCGCCCTGCCCCCAACCACGATCAAGTCACCGCGGTGCAGGCCGCCCAGCTTATCGTCCAGGACATCCAGGCCGGTGGATACACCCGGCAGCGCGCCGTTGGACTCGTGGATCACGGTCAGTTCCCGGAACGCGGCGTTCGTCGCCTGCTTCGAGTCCCACTCGTGGTTCTGCTCGATGGAGTGGAGGTTCATCAGCGAGGCGATGGCCGAATCCACGGCCTTCTCGTCCGTTGATTCCACCAGTGCCATCCCGATCTCGCGGGCCTTCCGCTGCCGCCAGGCCGTGCTGATTCGGTGGGCATAAGCCTCTGGCACGGCGGTGGGAAACAGGGAACAGCACGCCGAGACGATCTCGACCATCATCGGGCGGTTCTGCTGCTCGAAGTGGTCGTTCATCGACACGCCGTCGATGGGCTTGTTCTCCCCAGTGCGCTCCCGAATCGCCGAGAACAGGTCCGCGTGCTGCTCGCTCAGGAAATGGTCCGCCGTCAGGTTCACCCGGTAGCAATCGCCCGGGCGGTTCATGAGCGTGGTGAGCAGCGTCCGCTCTATTTCCAGGATGGATTGGTCTTTGGCTCTCGTCATTGCAGGGGCCTCGATGCGGCAACACCGTTACTCACGGTGGATTTCTGTGATTTCCCGATGCCCGCCCAGTCGTCTCGGATCGCGTTCATCAGCGCCGCATCCCAGTCCGCGTAGCGATATCCCTTGGCCTCGGCCTTGAGGCGAAAGGCCTCCAAATGCTCAGGCAGGCGGGCATAGCCCTTTTCCGCTGCCCAGCGCTTTACGCGGTCAGAGACCGTGAAGTCATCCGGGATTGGCGTCTCGGTCTTTCGTCGTCCGCGGGTAGCTTTCCCACCTCCGACTTCGACTTCGACTACGCCTCCGACTAGACCGTTATTTCCAGTGACCCCCGGTGCTTCACGGTGAGTCACGGTGGAATTCGGTGAATTGTCGGGCTCGGGGAACTTCGACTTGGCTTGAATGCGTTGTCCGAAGTCCACCAGCTGCAGGTATCGTTTACCGTCTGTCGCCAGATACTGTCTTACAAGGCCCGCTTTTTCCGTCACCAGAAGCCACTTGCCAATGTCCGAGTCCGATACCTTGTCCAGCTTGAGCGGGAAGCACGCCGCACGGATGAGTGCGGGGTTCCCGTAATACCGCCCATGGTCATCGACCACGGACATCAACCGGCGATAGAACACCTCCTCCAGCGGACCGAGGTCGTTGACCCGTTCGCTGGTGAGGATCCCATCGCGGAGAATTCGTGTGGGCATCTAGATCAGCCCCCGCCGCCTTTCCATCCGCCTGATCGCGGCCGGGCTGCGCTGGTGGATCAGACGGCACATGTCGTCCCAGTGGACGAGTACGGAACCGCGGTCATTGCGGGCCTGCGCACGCTTACAGGCGTTCGTGGCGCGGCGGATGCGACGCTCCAGGAGCCAATCGGTCAGGAGGCTCATGCCGCGCTCCCGAAGTGATCCACCGGCCACCAGGTGACGGCCTGTCGCCCCGTGACGCTGCACCGCTTGGGATGGCCCTTGACCACCTCCCCTGCCGTCTCGACCTCAGGGAGGCGTCGGGCGAGCATGTAGCGATCCATGTCGGTGACCATGGCAAGCTCGAAGCTGGTTCGACCGGGGAATTGGCGAACTGCCGCCAATGCCTGACGCTGCTGATGCGCCCGGGCTCCGCTGGCGGTGTGCTGCTCCGCGGCGAGGTGTGAGGTCACCGGGTCAGTGGCGCGAGACGCTGGCGTCTCGACCCAGCGCATGGGCACAACATTGGTGAAGAGATCGGCGTTCATGCCGCGACCGCCTGGAGGCTATTGGCTCGCTCAAGGCGAGCCATGGTCGCGATAAGAACCGCCTGCTGCCGCTGGATGGTGCTGAGAAGTTCCGCTTTCTCGTCGGCCGGGGCCTTGATCGCCGGCCGGTGCAAGCTCAGTTCGTCGCAGGCATGAAAGATCGGGTCGTAGCGCCCGGTTTCCTTGCAGATGTAGATGACCTCGGCAAACGAGAGCTTCTCGTCCTTGTCCGGGTTGAGGCAGTTCTTCAGCCGAGCGTAGGCGCTGTCCATCTTCATGGATGGCCACAGGGCGCTGGCTACCTGCTTGAAGGTCTTCCCCGAGGCATGGATCGCCGCGTTGATGGCGTCCGCGTCGGTGTCGTACCAGAGGTGTTCTTGGGCACTCACTCGGAGGCTCCTAAACAAAAATCGTGGCTAGGGGTGATTAGGGGTGCTGCACTGCGGCAAAATTTTTTGCACACCGAAATCAGGGAATCGAGACTTGGCAGTCGACGCGCAGGCACCGGCCGGGATACCTTCCGGCTACGAGATGGCTTATTCACGAAGGGGAAAAGGCGATGGAAAATCTGACGGCCGAGCAGATCGAAATGACCAACCTCAGGGGCGAGGTCGAATACCTTCGCGTCCTCGTGTACGCCCTGCTCAGCAAGCAAATCGCGGAGCCAAATTGGTCGGTGCAGCTTGCGGACAGTTTGAAGAGCGCTCGGAAGCGATTGGGCGAGAAAACGCCGGAGCGCATTGCGTTCGACAACGCCGCAAGTCGCAACACCAACATCTTTGGCAGGCGCGCCTAGCATCAAGCTGCCTTCGGCTCTGGAAGCGCGCCAGTCGAAAAAAGGTTGTGAAGTCGAACCGCAGCCATTCCTCGTGGCTCGGTGCTTCGGCCCTGCTTTATGTCGCTTAGAGCCTGCGGGGAAAGCTCGATAGCTTTGCCGATCCCAGTAAGGGACCAGCCACGCGCTTCGAGCGCCGAGATCTTGTCTGCCCATGTGTCCATGGCTCGATTATGGCATCCCATAGCCGTTTGTCAACGGCATCCCATAACGGATTTCCATAAACATCCGCGCATGACGATTGGCGACCGAATTAAGCAGGCCCGCGAGGCGGCCGGAATGACCAGAAACGACCTGGTGAAGGCTTCTGGTGTGCCCTATCCCACATTGGCCGGCATCGAGAACAGCGACCAGGGATCATCTACGCGCCTCCATGCCCTCGCCAAGGCGCTCCGGGTGCGAATCGAATGGTTAGAGACTGGCAAGGGCGCTCGCGAGGCCACTGAAGCCCAAGGGGATCCAGACTGGGCTGATATCAAGGGTGTACGCCAGGCTGCAGCCCTGGGCGACGGCGCCGTCGTAGATGAGTTCGCTGAGACCCATAAGCTTAAATTCCGGTCCGATAGTTTGCGTCGGCAGCACCTTCGCCCCGACCAGCTTGCTGTTCTCTACGGTCGCGGGGATTCCATGGAGCCGACGATCAAGGACGGGGATGCCATTCTCTTCGACACGTCAGACACGACCATCAAAGATGGCGGCATTTATGTCATCCAGTACGACGGGAATTTGATGGCCAAGCGGCTCATCGACCTGGATGGTCGCTGGTTCATCAGTTCGGACAATGCAACGGATCCAAAGTGGGCTAGGCCAAAGTCCGTGGATTCAACGAAGGGATTTGAAGTGTACGGCCGCGTTCGCTGGGTGGGCGGCTGGGTGAAGTAGTCACAAATAAGGGGAAAATCATGCGTAGGACAGTATTGCTCGCCGGCGCGCTCGCGATAGTAGGGTGCGCGCAAAACTCTGGGGTCGTCCGCATTGGGCCGGATACATACATGGTGTCTCGACAGGCTGCTACCGGCTTTGCGGGCTTAGCGACCCTTAAGGCGAAAGCCATGACGGATGCAAATGCCTACTGCGATAAGCAGGGAAAGACTGCGCAGATCACACACAGCGAGGAATCCCAGCCGCCTTATGTTCTGGGTAATTTCCCTCGATCGGAGGTCCAGTTCATGTGCCTGACTGCTGGCGATCCAGAGCAAGGTCGGCCAAAAGCCTTGAGCCATCCCTGAAGCCGTAGTTATGAGCGACGCCCTGGCGGAAAAAGCCTATACCGGACTCGCCATCACATGCGGCGCCATCAGCTTTATTGGCTGCTGGGCCGCACTTTCCATGCAATTTGGCCTATTGGGGATTCTTCTTGGCTGGATCCCGGCAATCTTGGCCGGATCGTTAGGCGTTCTATTCGGCCCAATCGTGTTAGCCCTTGCGGCGATCCTAGGGGTTTTCCTCTTTGTCCTAGCTCGTCACCACTAGCAACAGGGCCCGTCGATCCTTCCTAGGAAAGTTTTTTATGGAATCCCATTGACACGGACTTATGGTATGCCATAATGACCCCACTGCCAGCCACCCAGGCCGGCCTTGGAGTCAGTCATGAACCTCTACCCGCGCAGCCCGAACCCGGCCGACGCCATTGAGTTCCAGCCGGACCCTTCCCTGACCGCCAAGGCACGCGTCGGCATCGCCGTCATGAAGGCCAAGCGGGACCACCTGACGATCCTCGCGGCAAGTCCAACGGCCGCGATCGAGAGCGACATCTCCACCTGGTTCCTTGAGAACGGGGATGCGGCATGAGCGCCCTCGACCACAACCAGCTACTCACCATCCGCCGCGAGGCCTCGATCCAGCGCCTTCTGGCAACCGCCGAAATCGTCCGGGACTCCATGTCCGTGGTCGAGCAGCGCGCCCTCTTCAGTCGCCTGACGTCTGACATCGCCGCCGTCCGGTTCTACGACGAACCGCAGCAGTTCGCAGCATGAGCGCCGCGCAGAAGGTGGATGTGCTGGCTGGCATCCTGCTCGCCGCGCGTGACTGCACCGCGCAAGGTAATCAGCAAGCGGCTAACGAATTGCTGGACGTCAAAACAGGCGTGTCCGAACTTCTGACGAGTTGCAAGATTCTTCTAAATGAATTGAGCGCTCGCGAGAGTAAGCCTGAATCCGCCGGTGGCTTTAACTACTACGAGCTTCTGGCTATTCGGAACTTGCGGTCCGCCCTCGCCCGCATCGGCGGTGATCGGTCATGAGCCGCTTCACCGACGCCGAATACGAGTCCGCCATCGAGGACATGATGGCGAAGCCGCGGATCGTGAGCGACTTCATCACCGACGGTGAGAGCGCTGATCAGCTTGACCGGCTCATCTGGCTGTTCCTTTCCCGCGACCTCCCAAGGATGGACAAGTCCGAGCGCGACGATCGGCTGCGCGATCAGTACGAGGATGTGCGCGGCATGCTCGTCAAGGACTTCACGTCCTACGTTCACCGCGCTCGCGGCCACTACGCGGGTAGCAGCAACTACTCCCTCGTGGACGCCTACATCCTGAACTCGCGGGATGGCTTGCTGCTGGACTCAGCCGCATGACTCCCCTCTACCGCCCCAACGAACTCGCCGGAACCGTGCTGCACCACCCGTTTACGACGGGGTTTCTGTGGACGCTCGCGATTTCCTTCCTTCTCCACGCTGCCGGAGCGTACCTCTGATGGTCTTCTTCGTCCTCTTTGTCTGGCGTTTTACGAGAAACGCGTGAAGCGCCTGCTCGTCTGCATCGTGGTCGTTTACAGCGTGGCTATCTCGATGCTTGGGACGGCTGTGTATCTCGATCACGTTCTACCTCATTCCAATACGGTGCCAGCCGCCTCTGGCAAGGAATCCAAGTGACCTCTGGACAAGTTGTTCCCTTCCAACCCGCCGTGGAAGCCTACGGTGCCCGCTCCCTCACCGCTGCCGATATCCGCGCGACCGTCAACCTCATGCAGGACGTGATGATCGAGGTGATGCGCGATGGCACCCACTACGGAACCATTCCGGGAACGAAGTCCAAGAGCCTCTACAAGGCCGGCGCTGAAAAGCTGATGGCGACGTTCCGTCTCGCTGCGCGCCCCGAGGTGGAAGACCTCTCGCAGAACGGGGAAGTGTCGTACCGCGTGACGGTCAATCTACTGGCCCCCGGCGAAGTATTTGTAGGCGCCGGTATCGGCGAGTGCAGCAGCCAGGAGGACAAGTACGCGTGGCGTGCGGCGGTCTGCCCGGAAGAGTTCGACGCCACTCCGGAGAACCGCCGCCGCATCAAGTTTTCCAAGTATCAGGGCAAGGTCGAACAGAAGAAGCAGGTTCGCACTAACCCTGCAGACGTCGCCAACACCATCCTGAAGATGGCGAAGAAGCGCGCGCAGGTCGATGCGGTCATCACGGCCACGGCGGCGTCGGACATCTTTACGCAGGACATTGAAGACCTGCCCGAGGAAGTCGTTGCCGAGATCGTCGGTCGCCAGGCTTCCAAGCCCGCAGCACAGGCCGTCCAGCAGGCAACGCCAGCCGACAGCCCGGAGCGCGACGAGGCCACCAAGGAATGCCGCGCCGCCGCCGCGAAGGGAACCGACCACTTCCGCACCTGGTGGAAGGAGGTTTTCCCGAAGGCCAGCCGGGCGCTGGTCATGGACAAGGTCGCCGAGTTCCAGGCCACGGCGGCATCGGCGGATGAAATGCGCGCCGATCTGAACGGAGAGGAAGAATGATGATCCAGGGATCACCCGAATGGCTGGCCTTGCGCGCTGGCAAGTTCACCGGATCGCGATTTGCGGACCTGATGGCGGTCACCAAGTCCGGTCCGTCCGCCAGCCGCGCCAACCTGATCACCGCGATTGCTCTTGAGCGCCTTACTGGCGAGCCGGAACAGACATTCCAGAACGACGCCATGCGCCGCGGTACTGAGCTTGAGCCGCTTGCCAGGGGAGCCTATGAGGCGGCGACTGGCGACCTCGTGCAGACCGTTGCATTCATCCAGCATCCGACCATGAGCTACGTGGGCGTGTCGCCTGATGGATTCGTTGGCGATGACGGCATGGTCGAGCTCAAGTGCCCCGCCAGTCAGGCCAAGCATCTTGCCTATCTGCGTCATGGCGCGCACGCAGCTGAGTACCGCTGGCAGATCCAAGGGCAGCTTTGGGTTGCCGAACGAGAGTGGTGCGACGCCACCAGCTACGACCCACGGTTTCCTGCCGGCCTACACCTCGCCGTGAAGCGCGTCCATCGCGACGACAAGGCCATTGCTGAGCTTGAGCGCGAATGCAAGGCCGCTCACCAAGAAGTTGAAGCGATCGTCACCGAACTCCGTCAGATGAAGGAATCCGCATGAGCTCCGTCAAAGCCCGTTTCAATGTCTCCGCACCACGTCCATACACCACGCGAGATGGCGAAGAGAAAAAGCAGTGGATCAACGTAGGCCGCGCTACCCAGTGGGACGACGGGAATATCTCCATCGAACTGCACGCCGTACCTGTAGGCAACTGGTTCGACGGCAAGCTGATGCTGTTCCCCGAAGATCGGGACGGCCAGAAGAAGCCCGAAGGTCGCGCACCTCGTCAGCGCCAGGCGCCTTCCAACGATTCCGATCCTGACGACGATTTGCCCTTTTAAGGACACACACTAATGGCTATGGGTGAGGGTGGGGTGGGTGATGGCGGTCCGGCGTTTCCGGTTCTTGAACTGGATCAGGTGACAGGACACATTCATGCGCAGCATATGGGCATGACACTGCGTGACTATTTCGCCGGCCAAGCTCTGGCCGGAATGATGTCGGTCCCAAGTGGCGATGATCCGATAGCAACAGCCGTCTACGCCTACCGCATCGCCGACGCCCTTCTCGCCGCCAGGGGCAGGTCATGAGCATGTTTACGGTCGTGGCTGACGAGTTGCAGTCCGAGATTTACCTCCTGCGCGCCTTGGTAGATGAGGCCGTGAAGATCCAGAAGGAGAACTACGGCAATGGTGCCACTCTCCACATGGACATGATCGCCTGGTCAGCCAAAGCCCGCGCCGCACTGTCGAGGATGAAGGAATGAAGCCGAAATGGGAGAGCGCACCTGACGAAGCCGTCTTTCTAGGAAAGGATGGCGACGGCAAGTACTGGTGGTACTTCGTGGAGCCGGATTTGTACGCTAAGCGACTTCAGTTCGAATGCTCGGGCAACGATTGCATGCCGTGTGTCGAACGTGGTCCCAATGACGGAATCCTGACTTTGGAGGCTCGGCCATGACCCACCAACGACTGAGGGAGAAGGCGGAAGTCGCCAAGGCCTGGATGGGAACTGATTGGTTCGATGACAACTGGTCGATTCTTCGTCCATTCGATTTTGAATGCTCGGACCTCATAAAGGAGTGTACGCCAGAAACCGTCCTTTCACTTCTAGACGAACTCGATGCCGCCAGGAAGGATGCGGAGCGATATCGGTGGCTGCGGAAAATGTATCGATCATCGTCACCACATATGGATGGCACGTTTGAGCATCGTCCGCCAATGCACGCCCTTCGCGGACGGACCCTGGATGACGCCATAGACGCCGCCCTCAACGCCGATGGGGAGAAAGGGGATGATTGATACGAAGACGTTGATTTCCGGGATGACGCCAGGCCCATGGCGATACGTTGAGCCGGAAGGCTCCTGGAAGCCAGCCGTACAACGCGGCGCTGAAGGTGGATTTTCTGTCCATGGTATGAGTTCTGAAAGGGAGATCGCTGACGCAAAAGCTATTTCCATGCTTCCTGAAATTATCGATGAACTAGATAAAACAAGGGAAGCACTCATCACCTTGTTGCGTGACGTTGATTGGGCTTGCGGCGTTGGCAGCACTCTTCCCGAGAACACGTTTGCCATTTCACGGAACGCAGCCCGAGCCGCCCTAGCCGAAGGAAACGGACAGGAGGGCGTGGTGTGAAACAGATGACGACGGAAGAATTGGCGCGATCCACTTATGCGACGTTTTCACGGACCGGGGCAGTAGCCGTCGATGTGGCCGCCTTCATGGCCAAGGGTCACCCATATAAGGATCGCCCTAAGGCCGAAACGCATACCTGGCTTACGCCGCCTGGGATCATCGATGCGCTTGGACCTTTCGACCTTGATCCGTGCGCTGCCCCATCGCCGCGTCCATGGCCTACAGCATCGCGGCACATAGAGTTGCCGGAGGATGGGTTGGCGGCTGATTGGTCGGGTCGAGTGTGGTGTAACCCGCCGTTTGGATATCACACCAAGGCATGGCTACGGCGCATGGCCGAACATCAAAACGGCATCGCTCTGGCGTTCGCTCGCACGGATACTGCCATGTTTCACGAGTCGGTTTTCCCCCGTGCCCACGGCGCCCTGTTTGTCGCTGGTAGGCCGAGCTTCCATTACCCGGACGGCACCAAGGCAAAGGGCAATAGTGGCGGACCCATCGTCCTCATCGCCTATGGCAAAACAAACGAGGATGCGCTCAATCGCAGCGGCATCGCAGGAACCTATCTACGATTTCAGGAGCCATCAGCATGACCACCAACAGAGAGCCAAGCCTCCGGCAAATGCTAGAAGATGTTCGCACCCAATCCCCCCGCATCGAAGATCGCCCGGCTGGGGAGGTGGAGTACGACCGTGATTTGGTCGAAAGGTGGCGTTTCCTGTCTGCACAAGGCGACGGTCACGACATGTGCGCCAACCGAAATACTGTGTCTAAACTTATCAAAGTAATCGACGCCCTAGCATCCGCCACCCCTGCTATGGGTGTTCCGAAAGGGTGGGTGATGGTTCCGCGCGAGCCTACCAACGATATGAAAATCGCCGCAACAAACGTGCCGCGAGAACTTCCAGTCATAGGTAGTACATGCGTTGGAGAGAACTGGGCTGCGGATATTTATCGGGAAATGATATCACGCGCGCTCAATCCGCCGCTTCCAACTGACCTAATCGCAAGAGATGCCACTAGCAATTCATCCGCCACCCCTAGCGCGGAACAGGACATTACCGAACTGGTCTGCATCCCGGGAAGCGTCTGCCCGACCTGCAAGCAGGCGTTGCACGTCACCCCTAGCGCGGCTGTGGGTGAGGGGGTGCCGGTGGCGAAGGTAATCAGCCGCCTCCCCAAGCAAACGCCGGAAGTATCGTGGTTTGATGCCTACCCACCAGTCGGCGCGCTTCTCTACACCACCCCCACCAAGCCCGGCCAATGGGAACAGGCGGTTGTTGAAGAAGCAAAGCTGGCGGGTGTAGCAATAGAATATCAAGAACCCAAGCAAGTCCTCCGAGAAATCATCGATTGGCACGTTCAGTGGGCATGCGATAAGCAGGAACGGCAGCATGCTGAAACCATTCGCGAACTCAACAAGCCCGGCCACATGGTGGTGCCGGATGAAATTACGGACGTTGGACCATACACGCGGCCAGACATTACCCCAGCCATAGCCTATGCCTCCGGATGGAACGCTTGTCGAAGCGCCGTTATCAATGCCCAAAAAGATAACCATCATCCAAAAGTCAGCGAGAAAGAACAGGCTGATGATGGAAGCTATGAAGAGTGGCTTGGTCATCAGTGCGATAGGGGCGTCCGCCATGATTAGCGAATGGCATGTAACGAGGGCGCAGGCGATCAACCTTGGATCCAAATGCTGGCACTTGCAGCGGAAGAACTCGGAGGCTCAGTACGGGTTTGAATACTACACCGATCCCCGTAAGGGTCGTCCTCGCAAGTTTCGAAAGCATGAGCTTACCGAGGCCGTGGCAACCATGCTCAACGCCACCCAAGGCGTGAAGGGAGAAGGGAAGTGAAGCAAAACGCAGCAGCGATGATCGCACTCGCTTTATCGATGGGATTGTCAGTCGAGCCGAAGCCTCGCAAAGGAACAGAGCCTAATCCATACCGTCAGAATAAAGCCGAAAGGAAGCGTGCGAAACGTCTTGCCCGAAACCTTCGGCTCGAATTTAAGGAAAAGCCATGAACCCCACCCAAGCAGGCGAGGCGGTGAAGATGAAATGCTCGGAGGATTTCTAGCAATGACCACACAAGCCGATGCGTTGCGGATGGCGGATGCTCACGACCATGAGGCGCATATCGCCCGTTTTCACGCGTCGGGCATTTCGAAGCTTCACGCAGACACCGCCGCCATGCTCCGCGAGTATGCCGCCATTTTGAATGTTGACATGGAGATGATACTTAAAGCCCGAAGGGCATATGCTGGCCGAGAAAACATCGATACAGAGGATTACGCACCAAATAATTGGATGCGCGCCGCACTCACCGCCGCGCTGTCCGGGCGGGAGGAGGGGAAGTGATTAGTCGAGAGGTTAGTTATGCAATTCGCAGGCTACCAGGCGGACTTTTTGAGGTAGTGCGAAGCGTCCAAGAAACCATAAGTAAGTCACATATGGATCAAGGAATGCGATTCGGATCAATTTCTCCACTCGAAACATGCTCCAGTGAGAACGAGGCTTGGGCGGCCATTGCCAGATATCAAGCTATGGACCAGAACATCCATCCGAAGGTGCTAGGGCCATGATCAACGAATCAGAGCGCTTGCTGCCGTGCCCTTTCTGCGGAAAGCAGGATGCTTACGTAGAGCGTTACGATTACTCGTCATCCTACGTTGTATGTGATGGCGAAGTGGAACCCGGGTGCGCATGTCTGGCTCGCGGCCCGCTTGCCGTCCAAGACGCCGATGACGAGGAAATTCCGGGCAAGGAAGCAGCTATACGCGCCTGGAACACTCGCGCCCAATCCTCCGGGCCGGTGGTGGCGGTGATATCAGTTGACGAACTCAATGACCTTCGTAAAACGATCATCGAGACGCATGGTGAGAGTTCCAAAGACGAGGTAGCGATCATGCAATTCGGTCAGTTTACTTACACATTGGATGACTCTGCCTTCACCACCGGAGCCGCCGAAGTGAATGACATCTACAACACCACATCAGAGAGCTACCGCGACATGATCGCGCTATGGGTCGGAAAGCTGCAACATCACGAAAACTGCGCCGCAGCCATCCTCCCCTACCCCGGCGGCGTCATCGCGTTCGGGAAGAGGGAGGATGTGGTGGATATGCTGAAGGGGGACGGTGATGAATGACGATCCGATCACATCGAAGCTGGACGAGCTAATCGCCGTCATGAAGTCGGCGAGCTTGCCATTCAAGGATCGCTGGCTCGATGCCTCCGGTGTCGGTGCCCTACTCGGCTACTCAGGCCGCCACGTCGCCGAGCGCATTGCCTGTAAACCGGACTTCCCGCGCCCAGTACGTCTCGATGGCGGTCACCCCAGGTGGAAGGCTGCTGAGGTATTGGCATGGGCAGAGACGAAGCGTGACAGCAGCCAGGGACGACCGAGGGCCGCCTAATCCAAC